CGCACCGTCTCGGCCTGGCCTCCGATCCGCTCGACCGCCTCACGAATTCGGCGCGGGAATCCCTCGTCGCTCATGTGGTCCAGCCTACAAGGCTACCGTTCGTCGGTCACGCCAAGCGCGCTTGTTGACAGCAACACAAGTGCGCTTGTATGCTCGTCGCCAATGACTCCACGAGACGCACTTCTCCGCGCCTGCGAGATCGCCGGCGGCCAAACCGCACTAGCCCGCGTCATCGGCGGGAAGGTGCGGCAAGGGCACATCTGGTACTGGCTCAACACCGACGGCGCCGCGCTGCCGGCCGAGTACTGCATCACGGTCGAGAACGCGACGCGCGGCGAGGTCAGCCGGTACGACCTGCGGCCTGACGTCTTCGGCCCGCACCCCGAGCCCGCGGCGACGCAGCCGCGCGAGGCCGAGGGAGTGGGGCGATGAGCATCGTCGGCCGGATCATCGCGCGGGATCGTTCCAAACCGTTCCAAGCGGCGGCTACACGGTGAACTCGGACGCGCTGTTCCACGAGGACATCTACGACGCGCTCGCAGCGTGCGTCTCTCGGCTGGGCGGCGCGAAGTGCGTCGGCCACCGCCTCTGGCCGCACAAGGCGCCCGACGCGGCCGGTGTGCAGCTCGCGAACTGCCTCAACCGCGACCGACCCGAAAAGCTCGACCCCGAGCAGGTTCTCCTGCTGCTGCGCTGGTCCAGGGAGATCGGGCACCACGCGGCGAAGCACTGGATCGACCAGGCGGCCGGCTACGCGCCGTCGCAGCCGGTCGAGCCTGAGGACCGCATCGCCGACCTGCTGCGCGCGCTCCACGCCTCGCAGGAGGACGCACGGCGGCAGCAGGAGGCGCTCGCGCGCACGATCGCGCAGCTCGAGCACTCGCAGGCCGGCTCGGTCGCGCTTCGCGCGGTTCGCCCGCGGAACTCCGGGGAGGACGGCCGGTGATCTTCGTCGACGACGCCACAGGCGCCGCCATCCACGAGGAGGCGGGGCCGTCGTCGCACGAGACGGCTCTGGACACGCCCGAGGCGGCGTCGGCGCCCAGCTCGGGGTCCTTCGTGCTCACCGTGCACGGGCTGCCGGAGCCGAAGGCGCGGCCGCGCGCCGCGGTCGTCGGCGGGCGCGCACGCCTCTATACGCCGAGCAAGACGGCGCGATACGAGGACCGGGTGCGCAAGACCGCGCTCCGCGACTGGCGGCATGACCCGTTGCGCGGCGCGGCGATCACGCTCGTCGCGGCGTTCCACCTGTCGATCCCGGAGAGCTGGCCCGCCTGGCGACGCGACGCGGCGACGGCCGGGGCGATCGTCCCGACCGGGCGCCCGGACCTCGACAACCTCGTCAAGGCGATCCTCGACGGGATGAACGGAACGATCTACCTCGACGACTCGGCGATCGTCTCGAAGCGGGTCGAGAAGCGATACGACTCGCGTCCGCGCGTCGAGATCGCGCTCCTGTGGAGATCGATGCCGGCGACCAGAGCCGAATGGGAGGCGACACGATGACGCGCGCCGCGCAGTCAGACGACGACACGGTCCCGGTTTCGGACGTCGACGCCATGATCGATCGGCTCGGCACGTTCCTCGCCGCCGGTGCACCGCGCGAGGTCGAGAACCTGCAGCGCCGCGCGGCTCGGGCCGCGACGCCTCACGACTACGACGAGCTGATCGACGCGCTCATCGTCTTCCTCGGCGCGCTGATCCGCGCCCGGGCCCGCGACATCGGTGCGACGAGCGTCGTGGCGCGGTCTCTGGCAGTCGTCGCGCGACCCGCCCCAGCAGCGAGCGGCCCCCGTCGGCGCCAGCACTCGCCAGAGACGCGCGCGAAGATGGCGGCCGCGGCGCTGGAGCGACACGCGCGGGAGCGCGAGCAGAAGGCGAGGGCGGGGCGGTGAACGAGCAGCTCGCCATCGACTTCGCCGCGACCCGGCGTGATCTCGGCATCGAGCGCGGCGCGGCCAACGCCGGGAGCGTCTGGCAGCGCCGCGCACTGGGCTACGTGCGCGAATTCATCGCCCTGGGCAATCGCGGCCCGTTCCTGTGCGAGGACGTGCGCGCCTTCGCGGAGGCCGCCGGCCTGCCGAATCCGCCGACCAAGCGCGCGTGGGGCGCGGTGATGCGCGACGCACGCCAGGCGGGCCTCATCCGCAACGTCGGCTACGCTCCGGCGAACTCCTCCAACCGCTCCCCGAAGGTCTCATGGCTCGCGTCGTGACTTTCCTGCGCGCCTCACGGCGCGATCGCTCCAAGCCTCACCCGAACGATGCGCGGATTGAGAAGCTGGAGGCAGAGCTATACCGGCTGCGCGGCGAGCGTAAGCGCGACCTCTGCGCGGCGATGAACAAGGACCCGATCAAGCGCGCGAAGGCGGCGAAGGGCCGCTCGCGGGCGTGGAAGGACCCGGCGCGCCGCGCGGCGCAGATCGCGGCGTTGAAGGCGGCATGGACGCCGGAGCGCAGGGCGGCGCAGGCCGAGAAGATGCGCGCGATCCGCGCCGATCCGGTGAAGCGGCAGGAGATGCTCGCGGCCCAGGTGGCGGCGCAGCGCACTCCGGAGCACCGGCAGCGCGTCGCCGAGCAGTCGCGCGCCATGTGGGAGCGCCGGCGGCGGCAAGCGCCGCAGGTCGGCACGATCGGCGACGCGCTCGCGAAGGCTGCTGGATGAACGGCCTCATCGTCGACAGCTTCGCTGGCGGCGGCGGTGCCTCCACTGGCATTGAGGCCGCGCTCGGCCGCCCGGTCGACATCGCGATCAACCACGACGCCGAGGCGATCGCGATGCACGCGATCAACCACCCGAGGACGCGGCACTACCAGTCGAACGTGTGGGACGTCGACCCGGTCGAGGCGTGCGGGCGCAACCCCGTCGAATTGATGTGGCTCTCCCCGGACTGCACCTACCACAGCAAGGCACGCGGCGGGAAGCCGCACCGCCACCGCGACCCGGCCCGCCGGCGCCGCGGTCTCGCGTGGGTCGCCGTCCGCTGGGCGAAGGCCGTGCGCCCGAGGGTCATCGCGCTCGAGAACGTCGAGGAGTTCGCCGACTGGGGGCCGCTCGACGATTCCGGGAGGCCCTGCCCGCTCCGGCGTGGGTTGACGTTCCGCCGGTTCGTGAGGTCGCTCGAGAACGTCGGCTACACCGTCGACTGGCGCGAGCTGCGCGCCTGCGACTACGGAGCGCCGACGATCCGCAAGCGCCTGTTCCTGGTCGCTCGATGCGACGGACTGCCGATCGCATGGCCGGACTCGACGCACGCTCCGCCCGACCATCCGGCAGTGCTCGCCGGGCGGATGTCGCCGTGGCGGACCGCCGCGGAGTGCATCGACTGGTCGATACCATGCCCGAGCATCTTCGAGCGCGAGCGCCCGCTGGCCGAGGCGACACAGCGGCGCATCGCGGCTGGCATCCGGCGGTTCGTGCTGGATGCGGCCGACCCGTTCATCGTTCCGATCACGCACACGACGGCGGGAGACCGCGCGCACGCGATCGACGAGCCGCTGCGGACGATCACGACCGCGAAGGGCGGCGAGCTCGCGCTGGTCGCGCCGACGCTGATCCAGACCGGCTACGGCGAGCGCGAGGGGCAGGCGCCGCGCGTCCCCGGACTCCATAAGCCGCTCGGCACCGTGGTCGACGGCCAGAAGCACGCGCTCGTCGCCGCGTTCCTCGCGAAGCACTACGGCGGCAACGAGACGCCCGGCTGGCCGGTCTCGAGCCCGATCAGCACGCTGACCACGCAGGACCATCACCACCTCGTCACGTCGCACCTGCTCAAGCTGCACGGCTCGTCGCGCGTCGGGCAGTCGATGGACGAGCCGACGCCGACGATCCGCGCGCAGGGGACCCACCTGGCCGAGGTGCGCGCGTTCCTGTGCAAGTTCTACGGCAACGACCGGCACGGAGCCGGTCTGCGCGAGCCGACGCCCACCGTGACGACGAAGGACCGGCTCGGCCTCGTCACCGTCGCTGGCGACGAGTACGCGATCGTCGACATCGGAATGCGCATGCTGCAGCCGCGCGAGCTGTTCACCGCGCAGGGCTTCCCGGCCGACTACATCATCGAGTTCGAGCACGACGGCAGGCCGTTGCCCAAGACCGCGCAGGTCCGCATGTGCGGCAACAGCGTCGCGCCGCCGGTCGTCACCGCGCTGGTGCGCGCGAACGTGCTCGGCGTCGAGCATCGGAGCGCGGCGTGACTCTACGCCATCTCCCTCATGATGGACTGGTGAGATCGCCTTTGACGCAGGCCATCGATGTAGGTCTTCCGCTCGTGGCACGCCTCGCAGAGGACTCGCACGTTGCTTGCATAGAGGGCGAGGTTCGGGAACAGCGAGATCGGTTTGATGTGGTCGCAATCCAACCTTGCGCTCGCAGCCGTGACGCCGCATTCCCGGCATCGGGCGCCATCGCGCGCGAGCACAAAGCCACGCAGCCGTCGCCACGCCTTGCTGCGATAGAACCGTTCGCGCTCGCGCGCTTTGTACGCGGAGTCGTGGCCTGCCGCGTCGTTGGCGGCTTGAACGTCGAGGGCGGTCTCCTTGAACAGCACGAGCTGATGGGGGTTGGGCATGTCGGACTCCGTTGAGGACATCGAAGGGATGCCGGACGAAGTATTTTTCGCTCGGTACATCCACGGCAATGACGCAATGTCGTCGCACGGTGACGCAATGTCGGACGTAGGGAGGAAACGGACCAAGTGGGCGCGCCTTACGCGGCGATTGGACGCGCTCTCTAAAGCGACCGCCCAGTTGCTCGGCGAAGATTCGCGCCCGCGGGCCCGACCAGCGGAGATGGTGGAAAGGATTGATAGGGCAACGCTGGCTATCGCGTTGGAACCCGAACTACCGCCCGACGTCCTTGATGCCGCGACGCTGTTTTTCGACCAGGTCTCCGCCGACTACCTTGGAAAGGTCCACCGCGGGGAATGGTTTTCTACCGCCGAGTGCGCGGTAGCGAGCCAACACGCTCTTCGCCGTTCGGTGCGAGAGATGGTGCAGCGTGATGTTGAGCGTCTGTGGTTCGCTAACTTTCCTGTGCCGGCTCAGGTTCAGGCGGCGTTCGTCGATGAGATGGTCAACGCGCTTTTCCATCCCGACGGATTCGGCAAAAGCGTCAACAAAGCTTTGGCCAATCTCTACGCTGCATTGAATGGCGAGAAAGACGCGCGTTCACGTTGAAACGTCCCGCCTTCCAGTTCTATCCGGCCGACTGGCGCAAGGACGCCGCGTTGCAGTCGTGCTCGCTTGCCGCGCGCGGTCTCTGGATCGACGCCATATGCATCGCGCACGAGTGCGAGCCCTACGGCCATCTCGTCGTCAACGGGCGCGCAATGTCGGTCGCGCAGCTCGCGCGCCTGGTCGGCGTCACCGAGCGCGAGTGCGGACGGCTCGTGGCTGAGCTCGACGCCGCCGGCGTTCTATCGAAACTCGCGGACGGAACGCTCTTCTCCCGTCGTATGGTGCGCGACGAACGCATCCGGGAAGAGCGCGCGGCCGGTGGTCAGAAGGGCGCTGAATTCGGGGCAAGGGGGGTTAAGCACGGATCCAAAGGTGGGCGTCCGAAGAGGCAGAAGGGGGGTTTTGAAACCCCCCTTCCATCGGAAGAAAATCCCCCCCCTTCATCTTCTTCTTCATCTTCTACTTCGGTAGAAGGAGGTCCTTCGGACCTCTTGTCGGGCAAGCCCGACTTCGCCGGCACGAAACCCGACGCCAAGGCCGAAAAGCTCCGGTCACTTCGCGCCGAGGCGGTCGCGTTGATCGACTTCCTCAACGTCCGCACCGGCAAGGCGTACCAGCACGTTCCGGCGAACGTTGACCCCATCGTCGGGCTGCTCAAGGCCGGCGCCACCACGGTCCAGATCCGCCAGGTCATCGTGTCGCGCGCTCGAAAGTGGCACGGCGACCCGAAGATGGAGGAGTACCTGCGCCCGAAGACCTTGTTCAACCGAACGAACTTCGCGAACTACGTGGGCGAGCTCGTCGAACAGCACGACCCCGAACCCGCCCATGAAGGAGGCTCCGCATGAGCGCCGTTCGCGCCCCATCGACCTGCCCGGAGTGCGGCGACGACCTCCGGCCGAACGCCAAGCGCTGCAAGTGTGGCTGGCAGGTGCCGCGCGCCGAGCCCGATCCGGTCTCCGGCCGCTCCGCGCCGCCGCCCGTCGACGCCGAGTACGGCTGGTGCGCATGGCGGTCGGGCGGCGAGCGCTGCCGGCACCCGGGCACCATGGCGCACAGCACGCTCGGCGGCGGGCCGTGGTACTGCGCGGCGCACTTCTCATGCGTCGACCCGATCGTCGGCGGACAGCTCGTCGACGAGTCGATCGCCGATCGCGGGGAGCGGCCGGACTACTCGGCGGCGGCGCGGACGGCGGCGATCAGGGCGAAGTGGCACGCCGAATGGCTCGCCTCGGGTGGCGCCGGCCGGCTGGCTGGGGCGCGCGAGGTCCGCGCCGAGATGGACGCCGCGGTGCTCGCGATGACGCACCGGCAGGGCGTCCCGCTTCCGGAATGAGCGGATCGATGCGCCGCAGGAGCCACTGGGTGCCGGGCGTCTACCGCGAGTTCCGCCGCGCGTCGGACGCCGAGGACATCGCGCGCGAGGTGATCGACGCCGCGCTCTACCGCGGTCGCGTCGCGCTGCTGATCTTCTGCGACCGGCGCTACACGATTGCCTCGCCCGACACGCACTCCTGCGAGGACATGATCCGGAAGGCTCCCGAGGCCCTCGTCGGGGTCTACACCGCGTCGGCCACCTTTCGCGCGGTGATCGAGGACGTCCGCGAGCGGCAGCAGACGATCACGGAGGAGATGCGGGAATGAGCGGCTTCTCGAGCACCTTCGAGCACTCGATGCAGGTGCGGTCGGATGCCGACGCCGATCGCGCTGCGGAGGCGATCCGGTCCGCGCGCCGCCTGGCGCGCGGCGACCCCTTCGAGGTCCGGATCGCCGGGCGGTTCGAGCGGCACTCGGACGGGCAGCGCTCGCTCCTCTTCGCGATGTGCGCCGACATCGCGCGGCAGCTCGAATTCCCCGGCGGTGGTCGCGCGGATGCCCGGGCGTGGCGCGATCTGCTCGTCGGACTGCACCGCGGCGAACGCATCGCGCGCCAGGGCGAGGTCGTCGTCATCGTCGGCGGCTCGACGTCCGGGGCGACGCGCTCGGAGCTGGCCGAGATCATCCTGTTCGTCGAATCCTGGGGTGCGGAGCGCGGCGTCCGGTTCTCGGCCGCGGCGAGGGCTTGATGCGGCGCACCGATCGACCGGATCCGCCGCAGGCCGTGATCGATCTCGGGGCCGGCGTCGCGCGGCGCGGGTGCGTCTCCGGGCCGCCGCTCGAGAACGTCCGGCACGGGTGGTTCCTGCCCATTTGGAGCTTCGGCCGGGCCCACTGGTACGACCATCAGGTCAGAGACAAGGTGCGCGAGCTCCGCCGTCTCTGCGACGGCGAGGTCTCCCGCGCCGCGGACCTCCTCGAGCCCGGTACTTGGCCGAGCTGCCGGCGGTGCCGCGCGATGATCGTCGGGGTCCGGAACGGAATGTCGCGATGATCGAGCCGCGATGCGGAGGGCGGAGACGATGACGATCCAGACGATGACCGACGATCGCCTCGACTGGCACTTCTGGAACTGGGCCGAGTGGCAGCGCGCCGAGTACACGATCGCGCACGGATACCCGACGCGGGCCGCCAGCGGCCTCGGGCGCAGCCACGCCCGGACCTTCCCCGAGCTCGTCGCGTCAGCCGACAAGCGCTGCGCGAAGGCGGTCGAGGCGATCCTCGACGGGTGCACGGCGCTCGAGCGCAACGCCGTGCACCACATCCACCTGGCCGCCGTTTTCCGTTTCCCGCGCCTCGGGCAGTCGGTCGAGGACGCGTACGCCAGGGCCCGCGAGCAGGTCCGCTCCGGGCTCATCGCCCGAGGGATCGTGTAGCGTGCGCGCCACAGACCACCCGGAATTGCAAGGCCCCCTTGACATGGCCGCCGGCCGGACCGTAGATTGCGCTCCGTCGCCACAATCACGTCCACAGATTGCGCCCCGAGGTCACAAGCCCGGGGCGCTTTGCATTTCTGAGCCCGGGGCCGAGCGCCATGCGGATGTCGATCACCACGAACGCCGCGGAGGTCTCGCGCGATCTCGACGCCTACGTCGACGGGATCCTCGAGCGCGCCGTGCCGCGGGCGCTCAACACGCTGCGGCAACAGGCGAAGGTGGAGGGGGTTCGGGAGGCGGCCCGGGTCTACGGTATGCGGTCGTCCGACATCGATGTGACCTGGCGCGAGGACCCGGCCACGCGCGCAGTGCTCGAGGCGAGGATCAACGCGAAGGGCGCGGGCTTCCCGCTGTCGCTGTTCAAGCCGGTGCGCACGGCCAAGGGCGTGAGCATCCTGATCCGCGGGCGTCGGGTGACGATCCCGCACTCGTTCATGGTGCCCGGCCGATTCGGCAAGCGCGTGTTCGCGCGCGGCGCGTACGGCGCCCTCCGGCGCGGCACGCCCACCGGCGAGACGTTCGGGCGCTTCGTCTTCTCGAAGTCGCGCCACCCGATCAACCAGCTCTACACGTTCGGCCCGCCCGAGACGCTGGCGAACGAGATCGTCCAGGCCGCGATGAACGCGCGCCTCGACGAGCAGATGGGGCCGGTGATCGCGCGCGAGATCAGGGCGGCGGCTCGCGGATTCTGATGGCGGAACAACCGCTTGGGTCCTCCGCCGGCTCGCCGAAAACATCGGGCGTGAGCACCCGCGTTTTTGTAAAAGGAAACCACAACCGCCGCTGGTTGTGGTTGTAGGGCGGCGCCGGGATGGTGAGGGGAGCACCGCAGCGCGAACTCCTGTCCCTGTCGGCCTACGCCAGGCGGATCGGGGTCTCGCAGCAGTACCTGTCGAAGCTCAAGAAGCTCGGCCGGCTGCCGATGGTCGGCGGCAAGGTCGACGCGGCGGCGGCGGACGCTCTGCGGGCCGGATCTGCCGACCCGGCGAAACAGGTCGCGCGGATGCCGACGGCGCGGTCGCTGGCGGCCGCTGGCGGCGTCCTGCCGCCGGGCGCCGTCGAACTGCCGTCCGGGTTCCAGACCCCGGTGCAGCGGGCGACCGCCGAGGACCGGCAGCTCTCGGCGGAGATCAAGCGGGCGAAGCTCGCGCTGCTGACCGGCGAGCAGGTCGACAGGGCCGGCGTGATGCGCGCGATCTCGGCGCACACGGAGGCGGCGGTGAGGCTCGCGCGGACGCTGCCTGACCGGGTGGCGCCGCGGGTCGCGGCCGAGTCGGACCCGCGCCGATGCCATGCGATCCTGGTCGCTGAGATTGACGAGCTGATGCGCGCGATCGCGGGAGACGCTGGTCGCGCGATCGCCGAGCTCGACGCGGGGCGATAGGCAAGTGGACGCCGCGATGACCGGCAACCAGCCGGCGCAGGCCTCGGCGGGCTACCGGCTCGCGATGGAG